TCTGGTAAGTCTACTAAGGTAATTATTGTTTCTACCCCTCGTGGTATGAATCACTTTTACCGACTGTGGCATGATGCTGAACTAGGTAGAAACGAATACATAACCACAGACGTTCACTGGTCAGAAGTGCCAGGCAGAGATGAAGCATGGAAAGAACAAACGATCAAGAACACATCAGAGGCACAGTTCCGTGTTGAGTTTGAGTGTGAGTTCTTAGGATCTGTTGATACATTGATTGCACCATCTAAATTAAAGACTATGGTTTATGATGAACCAATCAATCGTGGAAAGAGAGGTGGAGAGATATATGAAAATCCGATAGACAAACACAATTATTCAATTACGGTAGACGTTGCAAGAGGCGTAGAGAAAGATTACTCCGCTTTCATTGTGTTTGACACCACTACATTTCCTTACAAGGTAGTTGCTAAGTATAGAAACAATACGATCAAACCTATGTTATTCCCAAATGTCATAGCAGAGTTTGCTAAGGCATATAACAATGCATATATCTTATGTGAAGTAAATGATATAGGAGATCAGATAGCGTCTATACTATTTTATGATATGGAATATGAAAACGTATTGATGACTGCTGTAAGAGGTAGAGCTGGACAAGTATTGGGACAAGGATTTTCTGGCAGTAAGGTGCAACTAGGAGTCAAGATGTCTAAGACTGTGAAGAAAATTGGCGCTTTGAACCTCAAGACACTCATTGAATCTGATAAGTTACTTATCAATGATTATAATATTATTGCAGAACTTACAACCTTTATTGAAAAATCAAACTCATTTGAGGCAGAGGAAGGTTGTAATGATGACCTTGCTATGTGCCTAGTCATATTTGCATGGTTAGTGATGCAAGATTATTTTAAAGAGATGACGGATGATGATATAAGAAAGAGAGTCTACGATGATCAAAGAGATCAGATAGAAGCAGACATGGCACCATTTGGTTTTATACAGGACGGTGTATCTGAGGAAACTTCATTTGTAGATAATGAAGGAACCAGATGGAACGTAGATGAATATGGTGACAGATCATATATGTGGGATTACCTATGATAAGTCCAACAGAAGTAAACGAATCGCTCAATGATTTAAGGCCATACATCGAAGCTGATGGTGGTTACTTAGAATTTGTAGAGATTGATTATAATTTAGAAGAGAATATGAGAATGTACTATGGAGTTCAAGAGGGAGAAACTGCTGCTGTAGTAAAAGTGAGATTACATGGTGCTTGTTCCACATGTGCTATGAGTTCTCAAACATTGAAGATGGGTATAGAAAGACATCTTACCATGAAGTTTCCCGAAATAGTAGGCGTGTTGCAAGTAGAGTAATGGAATTAGATGATCCAGTTCTGTTTCTACATGAGAGAAAATGTAGAGTATGCGGTAAAATTTATTCATTGACAGAGGGATTCTATCTTACTAGAAAAAGTAGAGGCGAAAAACCATCGTCATATTCATATGAGTGTAAATCTTGCACCATTGACAGAGTAAAAAACAAAAGAAGAAGAGATAAGCCAGACTTATACCCTGATTGGTAGAGGGTTCATGTACCGTTTCCCCAGTGAAAAAGTAGTAAATTCTAAATAATAACAGGAAAACAACTGAGAGTTCGAGGAACAACAACATGACGCTAAATCTAGTATCTCCAGGCGTTAAGGTAAGAGAGGTAGACTTAACAGTAGGAAGAATAGATGGAATCAACGATCAAGTTGGAGCTATCGCTGGGCCTTTTGAGAAGGGGCCTGTAGATGAACCAGTTCTAATTGAAACTGAATCCGATCTTCTGGAAACATTTGGATCTCCCAAATCTGCTGATGGACAATACGAATACTGGATGACAGCATCCGCTTTCTTGTCATACGGTGGTATCCTTAGAGTCTTAAGGACAAACAACAACACACTATCCAATGCTAACGCCCCTGTTGGTGTTGCGATCACTAACCTTTCAATCAAGTCATCTGAAGATTATTACAATAATCGTTCTACAGACACTAGTTGGATGTATGCTTCAAGAAACCCTGGCTCTTGGGCAAACGAACTAAAAATTTGCACTATTGACGGAAAGGCAGACCAAAGAATTGCAATTGGTACAGAAGGATTATCAGTTGGATTTGCGGTTACTGCTGGATTCTCAACGAGTGTTGCAAACACAGATGGAACTGTTGGTGTTCAAACAGGTTATCTTAAAGGAATTATTACACAGGTCAATACAGGATCTGTAGACGTTAAGATTGTAAGTAAGCACAATATTACAACAGACGTATGGAGCACAGTAGATTATGAAGAGGGATCTTCAACTGCTTCTTTCCAAGGTTATGATCTTGGAATCTACAATGACACTATTAATGCAGATTCAACAATCAACCATGCAAATAGATTAAAGATCTTCAATACATCTGGTGTATCTCAGAGTGTTGAGAGAACAAGATTTACTGGTTCAATCGGTATCGGTTCTACAGTTCTTAGTTTTGGCCCTGACTTCGATACATTCAAGTCTGCACCTGGCGACACAGTTAAGTCATTAAACGGAACTTATGCTGGTGCTATTGTTTCTTATGCAACTACTGGTGGTCTTGCTGAGATTGTCATGGACACATCTGCTACTGTTGCATTTGCTAACACAGCATTTGTTGTAGTATCCGCTGCATCTAGTGGAATTTACCTAAGAGAAGGTAATACAATCGTTGATTGGTACGATCAACAAACACTAGGACTTACAAACAGTACAGTCAAGTGGAGTTCAATTGCTCCTAAACCTACTACTACAGAGTACGGTAAGGAAAGAAACGCAAAGAACGATGAGTTCCATGTAGTTGTTGTTGATGACTCAGGATCAGTAACTGGTACTGCTGGAAACATCATAGAAAAATGGGGTGGATTATCTAAAGCATCTGATGCTAAGATTTCTCCAAGTACAGGTATCTACTACAAAGATTACATTGCAAACTTCTCCACTCAGATTTTTGTTGGTGCGGCACAAACTGGTGTTGGTATGAAACATACTAATATCACAGGATACACTATCGATGATAGTGGACTTTGGGGATCTAAAGCACAGGGAGTTTCATTCAATGGTTCTGGTGCAAGTATCTTCTCACTCGCAAACGGAAATGACTACAATGGAGTTGATCAGTATGAGTGCAGTCTTGGTGATATCGTAAGTTCTTATCAGATCCTTGATAACCCTGCTGAATACTCAATTAACTATCTAATCCAAGGCCCCTCTGGTGGATCTTCAATTTACGAAGCACAAGCTAAGGCAAACAAATTACTTAGTATTGCAACAGTTCGTAAGGACTGCGTAGCATGTATCTCACCTTATAGAACAGGAGTTGTTGGTGTAACTGATACTGACAAACAAACTTCAAATATCGTATCATTCTACGATAGTTTACAGTCAACATCATACGGTGTATTTGACTCAGGTTATAAGTATACGTTTGATAGATTCAATAACACATTTAGATACATTCCTCTAAATGGTGATATTGCTGGATTGATGGCAAGAACATCAATCAACTCATTCCCTTGGTTCTCACCAGCTGGTGCAACCAGAGGTTCTATTAATGATGCAATCAAACTTGCATACAACCCATCACAGGCACAAAGGGATATACTTTATCCTAAGAGAATTAACCCAGTGGTATTCTCACCTGGCGCTGGTATCATTCTGTTCGGTGATAAAACTGCACAGAAAGAATCATCTGCGTTTGATAGAATCAATGTTCGTCGTTTGTTCTTGACAATCGAAGGAACTATTGAGAGAGCTGCAAGATCACAACTCTTTGAATTCAACGATGATCTTACAAGAACAAACTTCTTGAATATTGTTGAACCATTCCTTCGTGATGTTAAGGCCAAGAGAGGTATTTCCGACTTCGTAGTTATCTGCGATGAAAGCAATAACACACCTGATGTTATTGATGCTAATACTTTCAAGGCAGATATCTTCGTGAAGCCCGCAAGATCTATTAACTTCATTGGTCTAACCTTTGTTGCTACTAGAACTGGAATCAGCTTCGATGAAGTTATCGGTTCTGCTTAAACTTTACTAAATAACCAACGATAAGAGGACACTCTAATGACTACTAAAGGTAATAAACCAAAGATGGACTTAAGGACTATAGACGCCTTTAAGTCTAAGCTGGTTGGTGGTGGTGCAAGACCTAATCTATTTGAAGTAGAACTTCAATGGCCTGATTTCATTTCTGATCAAATTGATGAGGATACTCAGGAAATGGCAAGATTCATGGTGAAGGCTGCTAACCTCCCTGCATCCAATATCACTCCAATTGACGTTCCATTTAGAGGACGAAACTTAAAGATTGCTGGTGACAGAACATTCGATGTCTGGACAATCACAGTAATTAATGACACAGACTTCAAACTAAGAAATTCTTTTGAAATCTGGATGAATGGAATGAACAAACATCAAGACGCAACTGGAGAGACAGAGCCTACAACTTATCAAAGAGATGCGTATGTTTACCAACTAGGTAGAAATGCTAGAGATGGTGCAATTGATTTGGGTGAAGAAGGTGGTTCAATACCTGTTCTTAAAGCATATAAATTCCACGGAATATTCCCAACCAATGTCAGTGCTATCGAACTTTCATACGATCAACCTGATACTATCGAAGAGTTTACTGTAGACTTACAGGTTCAATGGTGGGATGCCTTTAATAAAGACGGCAAGACTATTCTTGGAACAACTGGTGGTGGGAACTAGTAATAGTATAACTTTTGTGTTATAATATATGATATAAATAACTGGGACAGCCCAGTAGAAGTGAGTTAATGGCTAAATTATTTGGTTTTAAAATAGAGAAGGACGACGAGAATACAAAAAACGTCGTCTCTCCTGTACCTCAGTCTAACGAGGATTCATCGGACTATTATGTTTCGAGTGGATTCTATGGGCAGTATGTTGATATTGACGGCGTATTTAAGTCAGAGTTTGAGTTAATAAAAAGATATAGAGAGATGGCATTGCATCCAGAAGTGGATTCTGCCATTGAAGATATAATAAATGAAGCAATAGTTTCAGACCAGAATGATTCTCCTGTCGAACTTGATTTGGAGAATCTTCCAGCATCTGCGAAGCTAAAAGAATTAATTAGAGAAGAGTTTAAAAGAATAAAAGAAATCATGAACTTTGATAATAAGTGTCATGAAATTCTTAGAAACTGGTATATTGATGGTAGAATTTATTACCATAAGGTAATTGATGTCAAAAAACCAGAAGAGGGAATCAAAGAAGTTAGATATATTGACCCACTAAAAATCAAACTGGTAAGAAAATTAAAAACAGATGCTACATTAAATGGAGCAATCAAACAATTAAATGCAAGACAACCAACAGATATAGAAACCCCTGAGATAGAAGAGTATTATCAATATGATCCAGCTGCAACTCAAGGTAAAAATGCTCTAGGTGCTATTGGTCAAACTCCATTCTCTACTAAACAAAGACCAGTAAAGATTGCACCTGATGCTGTTACATTCTGCCACTCAGGTTTGGTTGACAGAAACAAACAAACTATTCTTTCTTACTTACATAAGTCAATCAAGGCACTCAATCAACTTAGAATGATTGAAGATAGTTTAGTAATATACAGACTTTCTCGTGCTCCAGAAAGAAGAATATTCTACATTGATGTCGGTAATTTACCGAAGATCAAAGCGGAACAATACCTCAAAGAGGTGATGAACCGTTATAGAAACAAACTTGTTTATGACGCAAGCACTGGTGAAATTCGTGATGATAGAAAGCATATGAGTATGCTTGAAGATTTCTGGCTACCTAGAAGAGAAGGTGGTAGAGGAACTGAGATCACCACATTGCCTGGTGGACAAAATCTAGGTGAACTATCTGATATAGAATACTTCCAGAAGAAACTATACAGATCACTTGGAGTTCCAGAATCTCGTATTGCTGGATCTGGCGATGGTTTTAACTTAGGTAGATCGTCTGAGATACTAAGAGATGAAATCAAGTTTACCAAGTTTGTTGGTAGAATGAGAAAGAGATTCTCTAGCTTATTCAACGATATGTTGAAGACGCAGTTGATTCTCAAAAATATTGTTACCCCAGAGGATTGGGAAGTTCTATCAGATCATATACAATATGATTTTGTATACGATAATCACTTTGCAGAACTCAAGGAAACAGAACTTATCAATGAAAGATTAGGAGTAGTCGCTGCTGTTGATCCTTACATTGGTAAATATTTCTCTCTAGAATACGTCCGTAGGCATATTCTGAAACAGAAAGATGAAGAGATCGATGAAATCAACAAACAAATGGCAAAAGAAATTGAAGATGGTCTAGTTGTTGATCCAATCGAAGCACAACAACTTTCAATGGGTGTTCACCCAGAACAAATGCCAGGCGGCGCAATGAATCCTGACCCTATGGGTATGGGAGCGCCAACGGAACCTGGCATTGATGGTAGTGCCACAGAGGCGCCAGAAATGCCAGAAGGCGGAGAAATATAAATATTAAGTAATCCTATTCTATATTAACCGTTATGGATAATGATTTAATTGACATGATTGCAGCAGATAATGCTCAAGCTGATGTGCATGATAAGATCAAAGAGATCCTTTATGCTAAGTCACAAGAGAATATCAACGCTGTAACACCAGCAGTCACAGCTGACATGTTTGGTGGGCCTAATCCCTATCTTAATGATGAGGAAGAGGTACAGGATGAGCCAGATGAAGCACCTGGCACACCTAGTTCCGTTGAGGATACAGCGGAAGTTGAAGAGCCTGTCGCTGAGGCAGAGCCAGTTGATGATGAAGTAGAAGAAGAACAACCTGAGGCTTAACTAATGAAACTCATCACAGAAGAGAT